CCGGCATGCGCGTCCGATGCCTGCCGTGTCACCACTCGAAGACGGCACAGGACAGACGAGAGAGGGCGGGACAGTGACACCCGAAGAGGAACGCCTTGCCGCGATCGACCGCGAACTCGCACGCCATGGACTGCGCATCAAGACGCACGGCTACAGGTGGACGATCGCGCTCGCGTACGCGCTGCTGCATGGCATGCGGACAGGGCACGGCAACGGCTGGCGCATCGAACTGCACGAGGGCAATCGCGTGCGGATGCACTGCCCAGGGTGCGACGCTGACGTGCTCATATCGACGGAGCGGACGCACGACTAGTCCGGCACGCAGGGTAAGACGGCCCTTTGACTGACACGGATTCCACACTCGGAACAAGAAGGATCCCGCGCTGCACGAACAGCCGGGATCGCGACCGAGACCGAGTAGGAGTCCCGATATGTCACAGCCTGAGGCAGGCGTCAGTTGTGCCCATTGCGGCGCACCGATCATGGGGAAGCAACTGCGCTACTGCTCGCCCTCGTGCAGGAACAAGGCGAAGGGCGTTCGGCAGTACGATCCCGCCAAGCGGCAGACGCGCTATCTGACCAAGGGATTCGGGACGCGCACCTGCGACGTGTGCGGCGAGACGTACACCGCAACGTATGCCGACCAGCGCACGTGTGGTCGCCTGTGTGGGCAGATCATGCGCAGGATGAACATGGGGCAGCCGCTGTCATGTGAGGTGCTCCACGGGCAGTACACGCGCCTGCCTGCTGGGTACTACGGCGAGGCGAAGGGCAGGACGTGCGAACGCTGCGGCGTTGAGGTCGGCAAGTACAAGCACCTATGCGAGGACTGCCAACCACCAGAGGTCGAGGTCAGGTGGAACCGTGTTCAGTATGCGAGGGCACGACGCGCAGGTGTCCCGTACGAATGGGTGGACAGACCTGCCGTGTACGAACGCGATCAGTGGGCGTGTCAGATCTGCGGCGATGCAATCGACAGAGACGCGCTCCCTGGGACCACGTCCGAGTCTGCGTCGATCGACCATGTCATCCCTCCGCGCAAGGGAGGACCGCACGCGATGAGCAACGTGCAGGCGTCTCACCTTTCGTGCAACGGCAAGAAAGGCGACCGTGTCATCGGCGCGGCGTAGTGGCACCGACGATACCAAGGGGGGTATGGACCCCGAATTCTTGGGGCGCGAAAGACAGCGACCCTGCATGCCCAACAATAAAGACGCGCCCGAAACTGGGAGTTTCGAGGGACCGGCGCGGGAGCGACACGGAAAGGCGTTTCGGCTGACACGAAAACGATGCTGGGCGCATGGGAACCCAGCGGAAGTGTGCATGCGGCTGCGGCCGCGACCTGCCGGATGAGACCGGAGGCCGCGGCCGTCCGCGTCTCTACTGGTCGCCTGCGTGTCGGACCCGCGCGCGCCGGTCGCGCCAGCTCAATGCTCACTGGATCCCGGCGATCGACGGCGAGCTGCACGTCGCCGCGCCTGATCACGTCTCGGAACTGAGTCAGGCCGTCCTCGAGGCTGCGAACCTCGCCGGGTCCTTCCGCCGGCTGTCGATCGAGGAAGCGAATCCGCGCCTGGCCGCCGGCTGCGAGCTGACCTACACCGCGATCGCTGAGGCGCTGGCCCGCAACTTCCCCGGGTGGGACCGATGAGCCGCGGCGGGCGCACTCCTGTTCCCGACGACGAGCGCGCGGGGCACCGCGGCGGAGTCGGAGAAGGCAGCGCGATCGAAGTACTCCCGGTTGAGCGTCGGCTCGTCACGGCGTCCCCGCCCGAGGACATGCCCCCGCTGGCCCGTGAGGTCTGGTCGATCTGTGTCACCGACATGGCCGTGCTGGGGCACCTTCGCGAGCCGGATCTCTTCCAGCTGCGCAACTACGCCGTGGAGGTGGCGATCGCCATCGAGTGCGAGGCGTCCATCCAGGAGTTCGGCGCGATGATGAAGGAGCCGATCGTCGCCTGGAGTGCTGAACTGCAGGCCGAAGAGATGGTCGGCTGGAAGCTGAAGGCGAATCCGGCGTGCAAGCTGCACCGCGAGGCGTCCAACGTCGTGCGCCTGCTCGCGGGCGAGCTCGCGCTCACTCCCCTGGCGCGCATCCGCGGCAACCTCATGCAGGCCGCTACCGCGTCGATCGCGCTCGGGATCCGTGACGACCTCGAGGCGGGCCTCGCAGCCGAGGACGCGGCGCTCGTGGTGTCTGGCAAGCCAGCCTCCAAGGCACTAAGGGCGAAGAAGTGAGCGCGGCTGGAGCGGCCATCAAGACGCGGGCTAAGTCGACGCCGCGTTCGGGCGTCAACAACGTCAGCACGGCGCGGCGCGCGCACTACCCGGACGCCGGGATGCACTTCGTCCGCCTTGTGGCAGCGTTCGCCCGGAAGCATCTCATCCACGTGGACGGCGAGCTGCCCCCGAACGGCGTTGCGTTCGAGGCGATCGAGTTCGCCGGGTTCCAACTCGAGAACATCATCAAACCAATCTTCGCGAACGTGGACAGGCGCGGGCGTCGGCTCGTCAAGAAGGTGCTCATCGGTCTGCCCCGTGACGGCGCGAAGTCCGAGATCGCGTCGGTCATCATCCTCGCGATCGCGTTCCTGTGGCCGAAGTACAAGGGCCAGTACTACTTCATCGCTCGCAACAAGGAGCAGGCGCGCGCGGTGTTCGACAAGGTCCGCACGATGGTGCTACACGACCCGATGTTGCGACGGGCGTGCGAGGTCCAGGCGGACAAGATCATCATCAAGGAGACGAAGGCGTTCTTCCAAGTGCTCCCGGGCGACGAGAAGTCCGTGCAGTCGAAGCATGCGGACGTGGTCGTGGTCGACGAGTACCACGTGCACAAGAATGATCACGTGCTGAACGCCATGACGTCCGGCATGGTTGGTAACTGGGACTCCCAGGCGCTGGTCATCGTCTTGTCGACGGCCGGACCCGTGCGCAAGGGCCCGCTGTGGGACCTCATCGCCAAGTGGAAGACGGACAAGTCCGCGCACGTCTACTGGTGCGGGGCCGACGATGGCGACGACGCGAACGACCCGAAGGTGTGGCGCAAGGCGAACCCGATGCCGTGGATCTCCGACGCCGCGCTGGTCGAGGCGCACAAGCAGCCGCCGTGGGACTTCGAGCGGTATCACCTGAACCGATTCCCGTCGACCGGCAAGATGGTGGCCTTCGACGCGAAGTCATGGGACGCGCTGTCGGGTCTGCCGGTCATCGACCCGGACACCCCGTCCTTCCTCGGCGCCGACGCGTCGTTCTCGCGCGACACGACCGCGCTGGTGCTCGATCAGGTCGACGCCGACGGCTTCCACAACTGGGTCGCGTGGATCATCAAGTCGGAAGACGGGGAGCCGATCGACCGGCAGCTGGTCATGGCGACCACGCTCGAGATCGTGCAGACGTACAACATCGAGCGCATGGCCTGCGACCCGAACTATTTCGTGCTCGAGATGCTGGAGCTCGCCAACTCCCACGGCGTGCCCGTGGAAGTCTACCGACAGACTGCCGAGAAGATGGCGCGCGCCTACGACATCATGTGGGCCGTCGTGCAGTCAGGGAGGGCGAACCACGGAGGCGCGAAGCCGCTGCGTGAGCACGTGCTGAATGCCGGGCAGGAGCCCACGGCGTACGGTCCTCGCCTCACGAAGGTTGAGGAATCAAAGAAGATCGACGCCGCAGTGGCGTGCGCGATCGTCACGGCGGTGGCCGAACTCGAGTACCAGGAAGGTGCCGCGGGCCCGCAGATCGTCGTCTTCTAGGCGCGTCGGCTGACACGTCCCGCACCATCGAGGCATGAAGCTGATCAGGTCCATGTTGCTTCGGTGGTACCTCGCCCTCCAGTCGCGAGAGACCGTCGTCGTCCACCTCAAGAGCGGGTCGTCGATTCGCGGCGTGCTCGTGGCCACGCATCGCGACGCCCTCATGCTTCGCCACGCGTCCGCCCTGTCCGCCGCCGGGTCCATCTCCATCGATGGCGAGGCCGAGATCCCGCGCGTGAATGTCGACTGGATCCAGCGTCTGCCGGAGGTGGCCTCATGAGCTTCGTCGTCTCAGAAGGCATGCCCCGCCGCGTCGGCGATGTCACTCCCGGCTTCGAGACGTGGCAGGGTCCCGGCGCCGGGTACATCGCCGGGCTCCGTGGACAGTCGACGCTCACCTACGAGCAGATCTACCGTTCGCAGCCGGCCGTCTACGCGGTCGTGAACAAGATCCTGAAGGGCCTGTCGCGCCTGCCGCTGCTCAGCTACCAGATGGGCGAAGACGGTGAGTCGCGTTCCGCGATCCGCGCCCATGCGCTGCCGAAGCTCATCAAGCGACCGTGGACGAAGCACTCCGACTGGGATCTCAAGGTCGAAATGATCTTCGACCTGCTCGTGCACGGGAAGTGCCTGGCGTGGAAGTTCCGCCCGGGCCCCGGCCAGCCACCGCGCGAGTTGTGGCCGATACCTTGGCCCGACGTCCAGCCGGTCACGGACCAGCGCGGGATCATCGGCTTCAACATCTACCTCGGCGCGGGCGTCTACTCGATCTCGCCCGATGACGCGGTCTACCTCGAGATGCCTCACGGCGTCCCTCCGCTCGAGCCGCTCAAGCGCACGCTCACGCTCGAAGAGGGCGCGATCGACTGGCAGGAGAACTCGCTCGCCAACGGAGTGACCGCCAAGGCCGTGTTCACGACGAAGGTCAACGTCACGAACAAGCTCACGATGGACGCCCTGCGCGCCGAGCTCATGCCGCTGTACGCATCCGGACCGACCGGACGCACGCTCGCGGTCCTGGGCGAGGGCAGCGACATCAAGCCGCTGGCGGGCATCTCCGCGATCGACCTCGAGCTGATGACGCAGCGCAAGTTCTCGCGCGAGGAAGTCTGCGCCTGCTACGACGTGCAGCCGTCCATGCTCGGATTCGAGTCGACCGGGCAGCCGGCCACCTACGCGAGCGCCAAGGAGTTCGCGCGGGCGTTCTATGTCGACACACTGGGCCCGACCGTGACGATGCTCGAGTCCGGCTTCAACGAGCAGCTCGTCTACTGCGAGCCGATGTGGGACGGCCTGTTCCTCGCCTTCGACATGTCCGCACTCCTGCGACCGGACCCCGAAGCGCAGGCGCGTGCGGACCTCATGGACATGCAGTCGGGCACGACGACCATCAACCGGCGCATGGCCGCTCGCAACCAGCCTCCCATCGGCGACCCGGCCGATCCCAAGAACCCGGCCAACCTCCCGTGGGTCGCTGGTAACGGCTACCCGCTCGGACTCGCGCCTGAGCATGTCACGCCCGTGGCCGAACCGCCCGCGGGAACGGCCGCCCTGCTCGAGGCCGCGATCCTCGGCAAGACCCAAGAGACGAGGGGATGACGATGCTGCCCGACGTCAAGCGGTTCACCGCCGAACTGAAGGATGCGACCACCTCAGCCGACGGAAAGAACGGGCTGGCCACGATGGCCGTCTCTGTGTTCGGCAACATCGACCACTGCGGCGACCGGGTCATGCCCGGCGCGTTCGCCAAGGACATCGCGGAGTGGGCCGCGTCCGGCCGTCCGCAGCCGGTCGTGTGGTCGCACGACTGGGACGACCCGAAGTCCATCGTCGGCGAGACGGTGGAGCGGTCCGAGCAGCCGTTCGGTGACGGCAAGAGCGGCCTGATCGTCAAGCAGCAGTACGACATCACGAAGCCGCCGGAGATGAGCCATGCGTCCCAGGTGTTCGACCTGGTGAGTCGCCGCCTCATCTACCAGGCCAGCTACGCCTACCGCGTCGTCGCCTTCGAGCTCGTCGACCCGGCTCCCGGCGAGACGACCCCGCGCGCAGACGGCAAGGTGCGCAACCTCATCGAGCTCAAGACGTTCGAGAACGGCCCGACGCTGCTCGGCATGAACGACCAGACAGACGTGCTCGAGGCCGCATCCCGCGCGATCGACGGGCTCAAGGTCGGTCGCACTCTCTCGTCCACCAACGAGGGCAAGCTCACAGCCGCATACGACCTGATCGGCGAGGTGCTCTCGACGGTCGCAGACACGGACGGAGGCACGGAGATGGCATCTCGTGGCACGGAGGTCAAGTCGCTCGACTTCGACGGCTCCCTGGTCGAAGACGACGCCGCCCGGGACGCGAGTTTCTCGCGCCTGTGGCAGCTCGAGTACGCATTCGAGGACACCGTCTGGGACATCGCGTGCGACGAGAGCGACGCCGACCCCTCGGCACTCCTGGACGCCGCTGTCGACCAGTACGCCGGCGCGCTCAAGGCATGGGGCCGCCTGTTCCTCGGCGTGGTCGCGGCAGACGACATCGGCGACGAGGTGGAGGAGGTCGACGGCGAGATGGTCGACATGGCTTCGCTGCGTACGGCATCCGTCAAGGCTCGTCAGGCTCGCGCGGTGGCCTTCCACGCCGCGGCCCGGAAGTCGACCGCTGACACCGGGGCGACGATGGACACCGGCAGGATGGTCGCGCTGATCGCGCGGACACGACACGAGGAGGAGTAAGGATATGGACCTCAAGGATCAGGCCCGCGCGATCCTCGCCCAGAAAGAGGCGAAGAGCGCCGAGGCAGGCGTAGCGTGGAAGGCGTTCTCGGACGCGCGCGCTGCGGCCGTCAAGGAAGGCGTCGACTTCGCCAGCAACACGGCGGCGTTCGACAAGCTCGACGAGCTCGGCAAGAGCTACGACGCGGCACGCGACGCGGTCAACGACCTCGACGTCAAGTACCAGCGCGTGCTCGAGATGGCCGGCGAGGGCGAAGGCGTCCACGCTCCGGCCATGAAGTCCGCGGCCGACGTCCTAGGCGTCGGCTCGATCGGCGACCGCCTGGTCAAGTCCGGCACCTACGCCGACCTCAAGGCGTCGGGAAGCCTCGACTCCAGCGCGCGCTTCGGCTCGACCAAGTCCGTCGAGCTCACCAGCGCCACCGAGCTCAAGACGCTGCTCTCCCTGGGCGGCACCACCGCCGCGGGGACCATCGTCCAGCCGGAGAGGCGCGACGGCATCATCCCGATCGCGCTCGCCCCGCTCACGATGCTCGACCTCGTCACGGTGTCGACCACGACCCGCGACGTCATCGAGTGGGTCCGTGAGAAGACCCGCACCAACGCCGCGGCCGAGACGGCCGAGGGCCTGCCCGCTCCGCAGTCGACGCTCGACTTCGAGATCGTCTCCGAGTCGTGCCGCGAGATCAAGCACATCATGAACGTGACCAAGACGATCATGGCCGACGCTCCCCGTCTCGTGACGTGGGTCGACGTCTTCCTGATCGACGGCGTCGAGCGTCGCCTGCACAACCAGCTCGTGAGCGGCCTCGGCACCGGCCAGGACCTGCGCGGCCTCTACAGCATCATCGGCATCCTAACCCAGGCCAAGGGCGTCGACACGGTGCTGGACGCCGTGCACAAGGCCATCACCAAGATCCGCGTCCAGAACCAGGGCGCCTACGAGCCGAAGGTCGTCGGCATCCACCCCACCGACATGGAGGCGATCCTGCTCGCGAAGGACACCCAGGGTCGGTACCTCATGGGTGGCCCGCAGGCGTCGCAGGACGTCACGGTCTGGGGACTAAAGCCCATCGTCCACCCGGTGTTCCCGGTCGGAAAGCCGATGGTCTGCGACCCGTCCATGGCCGAACTGGTCATCCGGCTCGGCGTCTCGAGCTCCTTCTCGGACAGCAACCAGGACTACTTCGAGAAGGGCATCGTCACGCTGCTCGGCACCATGCGGGCCGCGTTCG